CCAATTGATGTTGAGTGGGGTTCAAATGATACAATTGAAGAATTTACTGTAACTTTGTCCTACCAATGGTGGGAATCTGTCGAAGACGGTGTGGTGTAATAAAGAAAGGCTTAACGGCCTTTCTTTACTCTTTAGGATGATAAATTTATGGCGGTAAAACTCTTTGGCTTCACCTTAGGTAAAAAAGATATTGTTCAGGTAGAGAAACCTGAACAAGCTTCTTTCGCACTTCCAACCGAGACCATTGATGATGGTGCGGTTACTATTACGCAAAATGCTCACTATGGTACATATGTTGACCTAGAGGGTTCTGTTCGTAATGAGATGGAACTAATCACGAGATATCGTGAAATGGCTAATCATCCAGAATGTGATATGGCAATTGATGAGATTGTTAATGAAGCAATCACACATGATACAGATGGCAAAGTTATGGATATCAACCTTGATAATCTAAAACAGCCAGAAGCAATTAAGAAAAAAATTATTGAAGAATTTAATAACATTCAAAAGATGTTAAACTTCAGTAATTTATCAGACGATTTATTTAAGCGTTGGTATATTGATGGTCGCATTTACTATCATGTTGTGGTAAATGACAAAGACCCTAAAAAAGGTATTCAAGAGCTTCGATATATTGACCCACGCAAGATTCGTAAAGTGCGTGAGATTTCAAAAGACCGTGACCCAAAAACAGGCGCTCAAGTTATCCGTTCCATGGCAGAATACTATGTGTATAATGACCGTGGCACAACTACACAAACCTTTACTTCATCTACGAATCAAGGTTTAAGAATTGCACCAGAAGCCGTTATTAATGTTAATTCTGGCCTGATGGATGCAAAAAATACATTTGTAATTTCATATCTTCACAAAGCAATTAAAGCTCTCAATCAATTAAGAATGATTGAAGATGCGGTAGTTATCTATCGTTTATCAAGAGCACCAGAACGCCGTATATTCTATATTGATGTTGGTAATTTACCAAAAGGTAAAGCCGAACAATATATGAAGTCTATTATGACACAGTATCGTAACAAGTTAGTTTACGATGCTAATACAGGTGAGTTGCGTGATGAGCGTAAACACTTGTCTATGCTTGAAGATTTCTGGTTACCACGCCGTGAAGGTGGTAAAGGTACTGAGATTACTACACTTCCTGCTGGTCAAAATTTAGGCCAAATGGAAGATGTTCAATACTTTCAAAAGAAACTATTACAATCGTTGAATGTTCCAATCTCTCGCCTTGACCCACAAGTTGGTGCAGGTATTATGGGTGTTGGTAAAACTACTGAAGTAACCCGTGATGAGGTTAAGTTTAGTAAATTCATTAATCGTTTGCGTAACAAGTTCTCTCGTATTTTTGATGATGCTTTAAGAATTCAACTCTCACTCAAGGGCATTTGTACCGTTGAAGAATGGGAAGATTTTAAAGAATCAATCTATTACGACTATAAGAAAGATAATAACTTTGCTGAAATGCGTGAAGCTGAAGTGTTGCGTGAGAGAGTTCTTACCGCAACTCAATTAGACCCATTCATTGGCCGTTATTATTCTTCTAAGTGGATTAAAAAGAATGTTCTCCGTATGACTGAAGAAGAAATTGAGGAAATGGAGAAAGAGATTAAAGAAGAAGGTGATAGTGCTTCACCAGTTTTGGGTGGCGATGCTAATGCCGCTCAGACAGGTGCAGATGCTGAAGCTGAAACCGTAGATAACACAACTGATGGTACTGGTCAAGAAACCGAAACTCCTCAGTTAGATGATGCGGTAAACAAATATGCTTTCAATATAAATAAGAAATAAAGGAAATATTATGACTACTACAGCTACATTTATTGACCAATTGGCCACAGGCCATTCGGCAGAAGCAAAAGAAACATTGGCAGATTTATTGTCTGCTCGTGCATTTGAAGCATTGGATGCTCGTAAACAAGAACTAGGTGCCACACTATTTGGTGGTGAAGTTGCCGCTGCACAAGAACAAGCAGAGGCAGAAGCGGAAGCTGAATGAAATCATTTCAAGATTTTAAAGTCAATTTGACGGAAGAAGAAAAATCAGACTATTCTAAGTTTGATGTTTTGGTTCGTGCAGGTTTGGCCAATAAGGCACAAATGCAAAGAATTCATCGTGTGTTGGATAAAATGCAAGATGAAAGGCCAAACTTTAATAATGCCGACAAACAGATTTTACAAAATCTTTTTAATAAGATGGTGGATTTGGTTAGCAATAATAAACAAATTTTTAATCAAGCTCGCCGTGCAGTAAGAGAAGATATTGAAGAAGGTGTAATTGCTACTTCAGATTTTAAATTAGGTGCAAATGGGCAAAAAGTTAGAGCTCATAAAACTAAACTAGGTGATACTGCACCAGGTGTTGGCGGTATGGCACCAGAAGTTGGTGACGATAAAGAACAAGACCAAAATGCTTTAAAGAAAACATTTAAAGAAGAAGTGGTTAATGAAGCAAGAGAACATGATCCACCTTTTGTATTAGTATTAAAGCGCAAAGCTATTCGTTTGTATCCTGATGGAACAAAAGTTGCTTTGTATTACAATGATAGATTAAAACGAGTTTTTACTGTACCATATAATACAGAAGATGAAGTTGCCATTCAAGCTCAACACGAAGAAGTTGAACAAGTAGAAGAAGCAGTAGATGCTATTGGTCAATTACAAAAGATTAAAGATACACATCAACATGGCACAGTAAACCACAAAGATGGTTCTGCCAGTAAAGTTGATGCTCAAACTGCTCATGCCGTATTGACGGTACATAAGAGTTTGAATGATGTAAACAAAAAGAAATTTGCAGATATGGTGGCAAAGTCATCACACCATATGCAGAAAGCGGCTGACTTTTCTTGGAAACATTTGAAGTGAGTTTAGTAGATTTAATTGTAAGTGGTCGTTTGGCAGAAGCAAGAGAAGTAGTTTTTGCTATTCTTGATGAGATGTCAAGTGAGCGTTTACAAGAAGAAAAAATTGTTGTAGGGCAGGATACATATACATTGGTAGAAGAAGTTTTAGATGAAGCTTCAACGAATGTTATTAAGATGGGTAGAATCAAAAAGATTCGCCGCCGTATTCGCCGTAATGCACAAGGCAGAATTATTGTTCAAAAGAACATTCGTAAATCTGCAATTAAAGGTTATAGAGTTTCAGGTAGCACAGTAAAGCGTATACCTGCAATTCAAAGAATTCAGAAAGCTAGAAAATTAAAAAGGTATTGGAAGACTAAAGGTAAAGCTAAGTTGCGTAGAACACTACTCAAAAGAAAAATGTCCATTAGACGCCGAACATCCATGGGAATAAGATAAAATGCCAATAGAAATTACAAATACATTAAGAAGTTCTTCACTTATCCGTGTTGAAGGTGTTGGAACTTATTATGCTAACCTTAACTCTTTAGCTGTTGACAGCAATGAAGTTGTTAGTTCAGCTAACATTAGAAGAATTAATTGGTCAACAAACGGAGTGGTTCAAATTGTTCGCAACGGTAACACTATTGCATCATTACACACCGTTGGCGAAATTAAATTAGATGAATGGGGGCAATCAATTGCCAACAACAATACATCTAACGTTGTTATTACAGTCGTAACTGGTGGTACAGTATTCTTAGAAGTATCTAAGTCTGCTACCTACACAACACCATTAACAGGAATGTAATATGAAACTCATTAGAGAAAATATTGAAGAAGTCAAGTATATTACTGAGGCTTCTGAAAACGGTAAAAAGAACTTGTATATTACAGGTCCTTTTTTAGTTTATGACAAACCCAATAAAAATAACCGACTATACTCTAAAGACACTTTGTCCAAAGAAGTTGGTCGTTATAATGAGGAATTTGTCAAAACAAATCGTGCTTTGGGTGAATTGGGACATCCTGATACACCAACACTAAACTTAGAAAGAGTATCTCACAAGATTGTTTCTTTAGAAGATAATGGTGAAGCATTTATTGGCAAAGCAATGATTTTGGAAACACCATACGGCAATATCGTTAAAAACTTTATTGATTCTGGTGTTAACCTTGGAGTATCTTCAAGAGGTATGGGTTCACTCATGCAAACTAAAGAAGGTTATAACTTGGTACAAGATGATTTTCGATTAGCAACCGCAGCTGATATTGTGGCAGACCCATCTGCTCCAGGTGCCTTTGTTAATGGTATCATGGAAAACAAAGAATGGTTATTCGTTGATGGACGCTTTGTAGAAGCAGATATTGATTCAGCGAAAAAACAGATTAAACAAGCATCACGCAAAGACTTGGAACGAGTTGCCCTCAACTTGTTTGAAAACTTTATCCGAAAACTTTAATTTTATAAATAAGAAATCATAAGGAGATTCCTAATGGCATCAAACAAACTATTCGAGGCAGCAGCAGACATTCTTGCAGGAAGCAAGAGTGCCGCTCCAGCTATGCCTCCAGAAAAACTCGCTGGTGAAGTAGTAGACCTAGGTGGTCCAACTAACACCAACGATAAACCAACAGACGATTCTGCAAAGATTGATGCTGCTAAAGCAATCAAATCTCAGGCACAAGCGCCACAAACTAAGCCTTCAGCTGCTTCACCTGACACGCAAGAAATGCTTGGCAAAGGTCAATCGACCATGAAAGAAGATATCGAAGCCTTGTTTGCTGACGATGAAACCATTTCTGAAGAATTCAAATCCAAAGTATCTACGATTTTTGAAGCTCGTGTTCAAGACCGTATTAACCAATTGGAAGAAGAAACAGAAGCACGCTATGCTGGTATGCTTGAAGAAGCAGTTGAATCCATCAAGCAAGACTTGACAGAGAAAGTAGATGACTACCTTTCATACATTGTTGAACAATGGATGGAAGAAAACCAAATCGCTATCGAATCTGGTCTCCGTGCTGAAATGACCGAAGATTTTATTGCCGGTCTCCGTAACCTATTCGCAGAGAACTACATTGATGTTCCTGCCGAAAAAGTCGACCTAGTTGAAGAACTTGCTTCTAAAGTTGAAGAACTTGAAGGCAAGCTCAATGAAGAAATCGACCGTGGTGTATCATATGCTAAAGCATTGGTAGAATCACGCAAATCCGAACTTACTCGTGAAGTATGTGAAGGTCTCACAGCAACTCAAGTTGAAAAAATCAAATCACTCGCAGAGAGTGTTGAATTCTCCACAGAGGACGAATACAAAGAGAAACTTGAAACAATCCGTGAAAACTATTTTCCGTCTGGCATTGTCAAAGCGAGTGAATCACAACTCCAAGAAGAAGTAACTGATGGCTCAGAAAAGCAAATCGTTTCTAACGACCCGCTAGTTGCCGCAGTTGCAAACGCAATTTCTAAAACAAAACTCTAATCCTTTAGGAGATAACTAAATGTATTTGTCCGAACAACTACAAAAAAAATGGGAAGGCGTTCTGGATCATCCAGATATGCCAGCCATTAAAGACCCATACCGTAAAGCTGTAACTGCTGTTGTGCTTGAGAACCAAGCCGTTGAAATGGCAAAATCTGCTGGTATGTTGAACGAAGCTGGTTCACCAACAAACTTTGCTGGTACAGGCGGTTTTGGTGGCGGTGCTGCTGCTGCAGGCCCTGTTGCTGGTTTTGACCCAATCTTAATCAGTTTGGTTCGCCGTTCTTTACCTAATCTAATCGCTTATGACATCTGCGGCGTTCAGCCAATGACTGGTCCTACTGGTTTGATTTTCGCTATGCGTACCAAGTATGCTGGTCAAAGTGGTACAGAAGCTTTCTATAACGAAGCTAACACAGGTTTTGCTGGTGCAAACGGTGGTGGTGCTCAAGTAGCATTGTCAACTGGTACAGCTCCAACAGAAACATTCACATCTAACGCTGCTGCAATCGCTGCTATGACAACCGGTTCTGCTGAAGCTTTGGGTGATGGTGCCGCTGGTAACACATTCCAAGAAATGGCATTCTCAATCGAGAAAGTAACTGTAACTGCAAAGACCCGTGCTTTGAAGGCAGAATACTCTATCGAATTGGCACAAGACTTGAAAGCTGTTCACGGTCTTGACGCTGAAACAGAATTAGCAAACATTCTCTCTACTGAGATTCTTGCTGAAATTAACCGTGAAGTTATCCGCACAATCTACGGTACTGCTAAGTTGGGTGCTCAAGTTGGTACAACAACTCGTGGTAAGTTTGACCTTGACACCGATTCTAATGGTCGTTGGATGGTTGAGAAGATTAAAGGTTTGGCATTCCAAATCGAACGTGAAGCTAA